ACAATAATAGGTTCTGTCTGAATTCGGTGGAGGAACAGTTCATAACCGCTGATAAAATAAATTTATAAAGATAGAATATTTACTATAGGCTGTATGCGATAACGTATGCGGCCTTCCTTGTTTTTGTTGTCGGTAGCGACTGGCATCCGTATAATGTATTGCAAGAACGATTGTCTTCGTGACTACCAGCAGGAGATGAAGTTCAGGCTCTTTGAAGAGTGGGAGCTTCACCGGAGTGTGATGGTACAGATGCCTACAGGCACGGGAAAGACACACCTGCTGGCTGCCATAGTGAGGGAGTTCTTGTGTGGTTCCGGTACCCGGGTATGGATTGTGGCGCATCGTCGGGAACTGGTGGAGCAGATAGAGGAGACGGTTTCCCGTTATGGAATGGGGAGGGAGGACGGAAGTGTGAGGGTGATGTCCATCCAGTGGTTGTCACGAAACCGGAAGATTGTGAACGGACAGCCGGATTTGATTGTTATTGACGAGGCACATCATGCCCTGGCAGAAACTTATCGGGAGCTTTGGAAGAGTTATCCGGAGGCGAGGAAATTGGGTATGACCGCTACCCCCTGCCGGCTGAACCGCAAAGGATTCACGGATTTGTTTGATACCCTGATTACCTCATGGAGTATTGCGGAATTCATCGGAAAGGGCTGGTTGTCGTCCTTTGACTATGTGTCCATCCGTGCGAACAGCAGGGAACAGCGGCTGGTTGACTCGTTGAAGAAGCGGGGTGCGGACGGGGATTACCAGGTGAAGGAAATGAATGCGGTGCTGAACCGGGAGACCGGTATCCGACAATTGTATGAGAGCGTCCGTCGATATGCCACTGGGAAGAAAGGGATAGTCTATGCCGTGAGCATCGCACACGCCCGACAGATTGCGGCTTATTACAGCCTGCATGGCGTGGAGTCTGTTGCTATCGACAGCAGGACCCCCGCTCTGGAACGCAAGGAACAGGTAGAGGATTTCAGGCGGGGAAAGATCAGCGTGTTGGTCAATGTGGATATTTTTTCTGAAGGTTTTGACTGTCCCGATGTGGAGTTCGTGCAGCTGGCACGTCCCACGCTTTCGTTGGCGAAATACCTGCAACAGGTGGGCCGGGGGCTGCGGAAGTCGGATAATAAGGAATCATGTGTGCTGATAGATAATGTGGGATTGCACCGGATATTCGGTCTGCCTGTCCGTGACCGTGACTGGGAGGCGATGTTCGAAGGACGGATGGCGGGAAATGCCCAGCCCCGGACACGGATGGAGAACAACGGGCTGTCTGTGTTCGTTCCGCTGCCGGAGGATGGCAGGCGGAATGAAGAACTGGAGGTCGTGATGACACACGCCCGTCTGCTGGATGCTGTCCGGAACGGGAACTTGGTTCGTCTGGGAGAGGACGGTCCGGCCGGTGGGGAGCAACGGACGGCCTTGAAAGCCTGTCGTGACCGGCAGAGTGGTTTGTGGGGCTTGAGGTGCGGGAACAAAATCACCGTGCTCCCTCAATACCGGGAAGTATTTGATCTTTGTGCGGACCGGGCTGCCGTCCGTTTTGAGGACGGCCGGACAGGAGTGGTGGATGATTCCGGAACTCCCCTGATGGTGACAGACCGCTGCCGGAGATTGAGATTCCTGAAGGGAGAACTTCTTTCTGTCACCAAAGAGGATGGGAGTGACTGTTATACCGATTTGAAGACAAACAGAACTTATCAGGAGAGGCCGGTGGTTTTTTCATACGGCGGCATAGAGTTGCTGCGGGTGGGGGAGACTTTCCATAGCCGCACGCGGAAGGCGTATACCTCTATGCATGGTTTGCACAAAGACAGTCTTTGTTTTTATGGTTTCTACTTGAAGATACCGGATTACCGTGTTCCGAAGTCTTGCCGGCTAGTTGATCCTGTGTGGTCTACTATATTTGATGTCTTCGCCTGCGTGCTGGAAGGGGATGATGAAGAGGTGTACTGGTGTTGTGGCTGTTTGGCGGATCGGAGCATTGTGGTGATGGACGGGGAAGGAAGCTATTATCATGTGGAGAAAGGAAAGGGGAAGCGGTATATAGCTTGTAATGCTCCTAAGGCGGGCGAAGCGGATTTTGCCTCCGTGGTGGAAGGTCTGAGGAAGGAAGCTGGGCGGCGTGCGGAGAGCGTACAGCGGGAACGGCAACAGAATGAGGAAGAGAAAAGGCGGAAGAGGCTGGAGGAAATAAAAGATGTCCTTCCTTTCCGGATGGGGATGAAGTGGGGGCTGAAATGGGGAGATCGTATCGTAGTGCCTCCTTGTTACCGGAATATCTGTATTCCTGTAGGCGGTTATTGTGCTTTTGAAGGGAATGCCTGCCAGTGGGGGGTGATGGCGCTGGATGGAAAAGTGGTGGTGGAGGCCAGATATCAGAAGGTGGAGATAGAAAAGGATGGAACGGTGCATCTGACCATCATTCCGGGTAAGGTAAAGACCATCAAACTTTGACGGATATTGAATTGTTTGGGTATGGAGTGGGTAAATTTCAGTATATCACGGGTATTTGATGAGGAGAGCAATTAGTGTAAAATAGTTTTTACGCCTTGATGTTATAATCTTTACATAAAAGAAAACAATTCTACCGTTGAAGCTCTTACGTGGGATACCGCTTTCAAGAACATAAACGAACCAAGCGGATGGGCCATGAAAGGGATACATGAAGAAGCCTACCAATAAATCCGGCATCAATTGACATAACAAAATCGGATAACTGAAAAATTATTCGCTTTTAGTTTCTTTATTTCGAAAGAAAGATATATATTTGCAACGCTTTTTCAGAAAAGCACCCGATATTGCAGAAAAAACAGTTGCCGAAATGGCTCAGTTGGTAGAGCAATTCATTCGTAATGAATAGGTCCCGGGTTCGAGTCCCGGTTTCGGCTCAAAGGTAAAACCATACTAATTATCTTATACTTAGGATATTATATTAATGATTTTACTAAATAACTATTCGATTTATAGATTAAAAAAAAAGGATTTTTGTCCACCACTGGACAAAATAACTTATCCAAAACTTATCCTTCAAATTTTAATCTATTATGGCAACTATCAAATTAACAATTTTCAAGGCAAAAGCTTTAAAGGATGGCAGACATAAAATAAGGGTAGCAGTCTGCCATAAACAGGAAACTTGCTATATTGTAACACACTTTATCATTGACAACATTTCCCAGTTCAAAAACGGACAAGTAGTAAAAAGACCAGATGCATCCATCATAAATACCAAATTAAGAAGCATGATGAATGAACTGCAAGAAAGATTGGATAATATAAAAAACCAGTCCCTATATTCTTGCAGACAAATAAAGAATATGCTTGAATCTGGAACTGGCTTCAAAGAAAATGGCTATGTAACATACCAACAGGCCTGTAATGTTCTTATAAAAAATCTGAAAGAGGAAGGAAGAAACAGTTATGCCATATTAATAGAAAGAAACTGTAGATACTTTACAGAATTTACCAAAGGGGAAATATTAATGTCAGATATAACCCCTAATCTAATAGAAGGATTTTCAAGATTTCTCAAAGAAACGAAGAAAATAGGAAATACATCAATAGGAATGATGCTATCACAATCAAAAGCCGTTATAAACAGAAGTATCAACTCAGGAGAAGTAAGATATGACATACATCCCTTTATCAAGAAGAAAATTCCCAAATCGTCACCAAGAGAACTGGATATTTCTTTGAAAAGCGTTAACACAATAAGGTATAGCAATCCCAAAGAAAAAAAATACATTGTAGCAAGAGATCTTTTTATGTTGTCATTTTATCTAGGAGGAATGAATTTAATTGATATAATGAGTGCCAAGTTTGACGGGGACAAGGTAAGCTTTATAAGAATGAAAACAAGATTTAAAACAGAAACAGAGCAAACCTGCGTTCTTCCTATAATAGAACCGGCTAAAGATATTATAAATCAATGGATAAACAGAAGAACAAACAAACTCGATTTTGGTTATAAATTCTCTTATCACAATTTTTCAAGGTATGTATGCAGATCTTTATCTACATTAGCAGATAATTTAGGGATTAAAGAAAAAGTGGTATTTTATTCTGCAAGAAAATCATTTGCGCAATACGCATTCGATCTTGGAATACCTGACAGCATAATAGATTATTGTCTGGCACATTCTGACAATGGAAGAGGAGTAGTAAGATATTATACAAAAACTAGGTTTAAACAGGCAGAAATAGCAATAAACAGAGTTGCAGATTATATAAACAACCCAAGCAAATACAAAGAATATATTGAAATGAAAGCTGACATAATGCTAATGAAAATTTGAGCACAACGATATCACCCTTGCCAACACGACAAAGGGTATCAGTCTATAAATGAACCTCTCTATACGTTCCATCGCATCACAGCAAGTAAACGGCAGAAATACCAGTGAGGCACATCATCAGCCTGCTCAAGCAATATGTTCAACTTATCTTCTTCCATAAATAGTTTTTAAGCATAAAAAAAGCGGTAAAACCGTTGGGAATTACCGCTTAAAATTTATATAGTGTTTTCTATTTATGTTCTTCATTCACTTCATTCGATTTGTCATTTGCCAAAAAATGTCCCCGCAAAACAATTAATCCGAGTCCAATTATATTCACGGTTGTAGTAGAAAGAATAGTTATCATTATAGGATCTGGGATACGTATACTAAAATAAGATTTAATCGCTGGTATTGATACATAACTTGCTAGCACAATGCATAGAACTATAAAAAGATATAAGGCAATTACTCTCAAAGACCACTTTTCAAGTCTTCTTCTTGCCTTTGTATTTTCAACTATACGATGTAGATGAATCAGCTCTTTGCTTTTTTTTATATTTCCATCGGTTGTTTCTGATTCCAGTAAGGATTTAACTGTGTCAAGAATATTTAAATCTTTCTTTTTCTCTTTAAACGGCTCTGAAAAGAAAAATTTAATCCAATATGGAATATAATATCCTAAATGGATTAAATAGTGATACCATTTAATAGGTTTACCTTTCCCGAATATAGAATCAAAAATACTGGGTCCATCATTTGATCCATTCATTGTTTTATTCTATTTTTAGGTTCTAGAAAATAGTTTTTAATCAATTCCTTGGGAATGGGTGTGTTCCATTTGTTTTGTCCACAAATATCCCCCTTGTCGTTTTTTATGTATAGCGTATCATACCAAGGAGAGCCTTCTTGATGCGACCATTGGGTTAATGACAATGCACTCATATTATACATTGCATTAACCGCAGTTTTTACGAGTTCCAATGCCTTGGAACGTTTATTAAATTCGTATAATACGTCTTTGGGAAAAGAAGTAATAATCTCATCAGGATTTATTTTCTTATTTACAATAGGAAAGACCGGGCCATAAGGCCATACTTTCGGAGAATCGTCTTTAAACAACAGGTTATTGGTCTCGGCATAGTACACACCATATACATAGAACAAAATCTTATTTATCTGAGTCTTGTTCAACCGAACCATATGCAACTTTTGGGCTGCATACTGAATCAATCGTGCGTAATCTGTACTTTTCAATTCCATATCATAAATATATAAAAATCCCATGAATATAACATATAAAATAAACTATATGTTTACCCATGAGAAAACAATCTTTGTAACACATTTAATTGTGTGTGTGCTATATTAATGTTGCAAATATATATAAAACCATTTATATAACAATAAACAATGGCAATCATTAACATTTGCAATGCAACTAATTGTTAATTTACAAATATACTATTTTAGCGGTAATTCCAACAAGTCAAAGAACGCTTCTGTTCGATTATTATTTTTCCAGTCCCTTTCTGCAATGTTCACATAAGAACTTCTTGGCAACAGGGAACATCTTCTGCCCCACATATCCGCTAAGATACTGCGCTTCCTCTCCATAAGGATCAATCCCGCAAGCCTTGGAGATATGCCGGCACAAATGACCTTTTTCGTGATCCCACGAATTTTGAAACTCTTCGGGGGTAGAAGTCAAAGAGATCACCATTACCGTCTCTCTTCTCCTGTAGTCCGAATAGGTTAGACCGGTATTCATTCTGCCTTCGGTCAGATTGCGATACGCACGCTTGAGGGAATCCCCCCTGCATCCTATACGGTACAGGTCCATAATGATCCGATCCGCCCAATAGGTGTGTACCGCATAATACACTTTGACGTGCCAGTCCCCATATTTTGGTATGTAGAACTCCTGAACAATCATATCACATCCGACCAGATTACAGGAATCCCTTTACCTATACAGGTGGCAAAGAACTCGTCAAACGCCCTGCAAGGATCGCCATCAATATCATCAAGGTAGCACTTTATATGCTTGCACAAATGTGCCTCGTCAACCAATGATTTTTTATAGAAATCCGCTTTCAGCATGTTTGCGACATAAGCAACGTCATAACCCTTGTCGTGCTCGATGGTAATTCCGTTCGCTTTCAGCATATCGTCCACTTCATCTTTGCTCCACGGCTCCAACTTTTTTTCTTTACCCGTGGTTTCGTCTTTCACTTTCATTTTTGAGACGGCCCATTCATAAAGTTTCTTGCTGAAATGAAAGCCGTATGCTTCCAGATATTCCCTCATGCCAGATGGGAATCTGCTGTATGTATCCAATCTCTGTTCCATAACCTTTGTTTAAAAAGAGGGGCATTCCACCCCTCCACCATTAATAAAACTCACCGTTGGCGCGTCTGCGTCTGCGTTCTCCCATGTCATCCATGCGGGGATATTCAGGGAAATAGCCGGGATATCTGCGTTCTCCCATACCTGATCCTGAATAATTTCTTCCGCCATCACGGAAGCCCATGTCTCCATGAATCTCTCTCATGGCCTTTTCGTAACCGTGGCGGCAGCCTTCCTTGTAGGCTTCTTCCACCTCGTCACCTCTCATACCGAAGCCGCGTCCGTAATCGTCACGCCCTTCTTCTAATATTTCCCACATTCCCATAATCATTTCTTTGTTTTGGATGTTTCAACCACTCCGAGCTGTTCCATAAGCCGTTTGTTCAATTCCATAAGGTCAGACATGTTCTTGCTCATTTCCGCCATTTGCCCTTTCAGAGAGGATATTTCCTGCTCCTGACGTTGTTTCTCGGCAAATTCAGGGTTCAAGAGCGTAAGCATCTTGTCACACCCTGCAATGACGGAATTGTGAAAATCCATGCTGTTGATGATGTCTATGCTTTTCTGTTTCATAGAAGCGACCTCGTTATTCATCGCATCACGTGAGCATGACACTACGATATTGCCGTTCTGTCCGAAGTCGGCTATATCCATGCCGGCAGGAAGATTTTGGAAAGTCGTGTTCTGCCCGTTGATACAGACAACAACATCCACAACCATTTCCATTTGGGGCAACTGTCCCATAGGGGATGCCATAGGATATTTCGGCTTGGGAGCGGAAACGCTGACTACCGGGCCGTATTCGATAAACGGGTTAGCATCCTTATGAAGTATATATAACTGGTTATTGGTACGAAGTGATTGAAACATATTGGTTTAATTTTAAAGGAGTGTGGCTATTTCCATTTGGGAAACCACCACAAAACTCCATGTTAATTATTACTTGCTCCGTAAAGAAGCGGTCTCTGCTGTAGAAGCCGGCGCCGTTGTCGGTCTGTATCCTCCATTAACAAGATACAATTCATTGGTATACTTGTTGTAGTGAATCTCATAGATACCGGTTCCAGCCAAGTTTGCAACAGTCACAGGCTCATTGTTATAAGCCATTAACGGTCTTGTATCCCCGTTGGTCCCTATCAGTATCGGAAGGGTTGCAGTCGTACCGGCAGGGATCGCCTGACGAAGATTGACATAGAACCCTCCGACATAATCCCTGTTGCGGAACGCATGGTTAGGAAGCTCCAAAGTCACATTCTCAGTACCGACTGTTACAGCCACCGTAGGAAGAGTGTTGTAATTCACTCTGCCGAGGGAGGGAAACGGGAACGGAAATCCTGTAAAAAAGTTAGGCCACATATCTACCTCCTTTCTCACCGGATTAACCCCAGTAGTTATTGCAACCGCATCCGTAACCACCACGGCCATATACAGCATCACCTGCATAAGCACCGTATGCTGCGGCACGATATGTATCCACGTTCACACCTACAATATTAGGGTATTGTACCGGGACAGTGTTAGGTAATTTACATTTTATACCATCAACATCGCTCTGCAATGCCTGCAATCCGGCTGCTAAAGGAGCGATCTGTTGTCCTACCGCACTCAGGATAGTGGCGTTCTGGTTACGCTGAGAGATTTCGGCTGTCAAAGTAGCCTTTTCCGCAGTAAGAGATGCGATCTTGTCCTGCAATGCCTGATTCTGAATAGCGTCAAGTTTGGCAAGGATGGCATTCGTGTTGGCTGTCGCACCATCACGCAATGACAATGTGTTCTGGTTAGCAGTGTTGACTAATGTGTTAGTCTGGTTGCACATTGCAAGCTGGTTCTCGTATCCCTGTGTGGTTACAAGCTGTTTCATATCGCAGCAACAGCTACAGATCTGAGATGTCAGAGCGTTGTTACCTTGCATGATCGCAGTTAGGATACTGTTGGTGTTCTGACCCATTTGGTTGCCGAGACCGCAGATAGCCTGTGATACAGAGTTAATACCGGCAAGGATTTGGTCTGATGATGTGTTCACAGCTTGTGCTAATGCTGCAATGTCGACACCGTTTCGGTTAAGTATCTGCATGATCATTTCTCTTCCTTCGTTCGCTCCTTGGTTGTTGTTGCCACCAAATCCGAAGTTCCCGTTACCGAAGATGGCTGCAATCACAATCAATGCGATGATGTCCTGAAAACCGCCATTGTTTCCGAAGAAACCGCCGTTTCCGTTTCCTCCCATCAGCCCCATCAGATAGCCAGTGTCAATTCCACGGTTCTGCAAGGACGGAAGAATGGACGCAAGCAGGCCATTGTTTGCCCCGGTTCCACCGTCTTGGTTAAAAACATAAGTTCGTTCCATAAGTATTTGTATTTTGTATCCGGTCAAAATCGACCGTGCACAAAAGTATATAGATCATAACTCATGGAAAATCAGTTGTTTCCCAACAAATTCTTTATATCGTCCCAATATATTCTCATCATTTTCCCACTCTCCATCCTCTCATGGAAATTGGATATCATGTAGTTGACAGCACGTTTAGTCTTATGGATATGAGCGGCTATTTGTGAAGGGTACATACCGCTTTCGAAAAGAAAAAATACAAGAAGATACCGGGCATCCACTGTCTCCATATTCTTATCAGATGATAATATTTGGTCTACAGACACTTCTGTTTCTTTTGAAACAATATTAATTATTTTGGCAAAGATTTCTGACTTGCACATGTTTTTTCTAATTTTTTATTCTTATCTTTGCCATGCCACATAAAACAAGATATATCGATGAACAAAGCATAAGACATTTTGTTGAAGATATTTAGCCTCCAACGTGCAGTGTCTTATGCTTTTATCATGTTTTTATGTGGCAATATTAATATGAGCGTTGGGGGCTTTTTTTTGATTCTAAGCCCCTGAAAGAATTACTTTTGTTAAATGAGTTTTTCTATTATGATGTGCCACGCTTCTACCTGTGGCATTCTGGTTGCTATTTCATCTTGCACCTCCCTTCTGTTGATTACCATATTCTATAACTTATTCCTGCGACAACCGCAGGAGAAAAACCATCCTTACCAAATCCATAACCGGCTGTTATTCCCAGACCCCATCTTTTAGGTTTTATCTTAACCGTGTGATAGATGTCATTCGTTACTGTCAGTGTTTTGGAGCAAACATAGATACTATCTAGGTTAGGTCTGTAACCACTCACATAAGCGATGTAATCACTATCTCTGTATATCTTCTGCTCAACAGGAAGAATAGTGTCTCCTACATGGATTGTATCACCATCATGCCAGCACAGTACAGGGGAAGGAAGATAATACTTTACCGTATCTCTCTTTACAATAATACTTGTGCTGAATACCGTATCTGCTCTTACCTCTATATCCGTTTCTATGGATGGTCTTGCGAACCATCCTAAACCGAAAACGCACACAATAACGATTATATATATTAACCATTTCATAAGTGTAATACCTGCTTTTTATTATCGGACTGATTATAGGATATATGTATCCAACTGAATCCACTCTCATCAATAAGCTGCCTCCACTCTAAGGAAGAATTTCGAATCATATCAAACAATTTTTTATTGTCCGCCTTATTCCCAGTAGTTATATCTGCCGCACATCCTGACATGTGTTCACTGTTCTTTGCACCTCCCACAGCTTTATTTAATTTAACACAACGAAAGCCGCTATTCACAATAATGGGTTTACCCCACATCTGCCGGATTGGATCAAGAAGATGATTAATTAGATTCTCCATATTCGCTTTCTGAAATGAGTTAGGTACATTCTCTATACCTAACTTTTCTCCTGTATTACTACGGCATAATTCTGCAATTGTAAAATATTTCATTTCTTATCCTCCTTTTTATTTTCGTTGTCAAATAGTATCTGAGCCATGATCTTGGCAATATCATCCTTGTTCTCAATAATCACACTCATTGTCTTCTCTGCCTTGCGCAACTCCGCTTTTTCCCACGATTTTTCGCGTACCGATTTAAACTCACAGAAAATACAGTAACCCGTCCAGATCATAGAAAAAACAGGGAAGGGGATAACAACACAGCATAACAGGTCAATGAAGCACAATTCTATGAACGGGGTGAAATACTTCTTCGCTTTGACGGCTGTTTTCTTATACCCCGTGGATGTTCTTGCCTCCCCCCGTTGCTTGGCTTTCATAACTCCCGTAATAAGGTCCACTAACATCGCCCCCATTGTAGCCGCAATACACAAGGCTATAAGCACAATGTGTATCATCATGTGCTCATTTATAAAATTGTAGATTACATCTCTCATTGAAAGTAAGTTTTGAACACATTAATATGATAGATATTCACCTGTCCATAGTTGGCGTCAAAATAGTTTCAACAAACATAGGGTCAGCCGAAGTTTCGGCACACCCCTGTATAAGCTCTCTAATAGCATCTAAGACATGCTTATGTTCTTTTCCAAACTTTTCAGCCACCAATAGGCTGTTAGTTAAAACTTGGTCATTCCGACCTTTAAAAACTAAATCTGTCATATTACCTAATTTTATGTTACTTCGAATTACCATCAATTACACGTTTTGGATTACCCGATTTTATCAGCTAACCTTTTTTTGTCATACAAAACAAAAAAAAGAGCCTGTCACGGAAACTAATCCGCAACAAGCTCTTGGTCTTATGAAATTGTATAATGTCCTTTCGTCATAATATAAGTGGCGTGCATCTTCACACGCTCCCCACAAAGATAAATATTGTTTCCCTTATTACAAAAAAAATAACCGGCAATTAACGTCGGTTATCATGATAGTATCTTATAGCCTCATTGACATATAATGATACTGATTGCTCCTTATCCAAGATAGCAGCTACATCTTCCTCTATCGTGACAAATATTTTTCTTACACCTCTAACCTTGGGACGTCTTGGCACACCATTGCTGTCCAATATCCTGTATATTGTCTGCTCAGACCGTACCCCTGTTTCTCTTATTATCTCCTTGATCGCTATCCCGTCCTTATATAAGGACAATACCCTAGACTCTTGATCTAGGGTAATAGATCGTCCTCTTGCCATAATTAATATGTTTTATAACATTTATAATTTGTTGCTCGTTATTTCAAAAAGTTGCACCTTTACATCGAACATCAACGATGTTAGTCGCACTTCGGTGCGTGGATTGAAACGACATTAAAAATGTCATTGTGGTTTAAACCACATTTTAATATTTAGGGCAGCGAAGAAATTCGTCGCCCTAACTTTTTATTTATAAAATCTCTATTTGGGTATAGTATGCATTCATCTTCCCAAAGAATGATTCTATTTTTGCTCTCTGATAAGAAGACATTTTGTTATAAATGACATTTTTGTCATCTTCTCTTAAGTAGTATTCCTTTTCACCGTCAGTAAGATTGATAACTATATTAATTGCTCTACCACTATATGAATCTGTAAATTGAATTTTTGTCTTCATAGTCTTACGCCGCTTATCCGTTGCCGCCGGTTCTATTATTACTTGTTGTTTTTAAGGCTACCGGATTAGAACTCAACAAATATCAATGTTTCCATGGAATCTGATTCTTTCACCCACATGTGATTGTTTTCAAAACCATAGTCAAAGAACAGCTTAAAGTAAGGATATTGTACTATTAAAGAGTTCATACAACCTCTTAATTCATCTTCTGACATGCAAGAAGCTATCTCATTGATTATTTGAACGAAAAGGTGTAAAACTTCTGGTTCACAATTTATCAGTGGATTTTCTACTATCGCTTTCATAATCTTCTATTGTCTTTTAATTATTTGTTTTATTATCACAATGCAAATATACTATATTGTGATGTAATAGCAAAACAAATCACAATATATTTTCTTGCATTGTGTAATATTTAACATTTAGATAAAAAAAAGAACAGCCGCCAGCAAAAAGCACAGCAGCCGTTCAATCCACGTCCTACTCTCTATCCCATACAATAGATAAATATTCTAGAACCATTCCGCATATGGATGCACTTCAACGGACAGATAGTTCATTATTCTGATGATTAATTTTCGTATCATAATATATGTTTTGAGTGTTACTGATAACTTTCCGAGTTACTCTACAAAAAATTGGGCACTATCTACTTTTTCTCCTTCTACAAAACCAAGATCAATAAGTTTATTCCATATAAGAACCGCCTGTACATAACCTCCTAATTTAGTTTGATGAATAAGATCGTTAACCATGACAGGTCCACCTTCTCCAGCAGGTTTATCCCAATCAATTGCTCCATAGGAAGTATCCAGTAACCCCCATCTTTGAGCATCATATACGGAACTGCCAACCATATAACCGCGGAGGTCAAGAAAACGGTTCCCAAATTTTGCTCTCATCTTTTGCCGAAGAGAGTCTGTTGCTCCAGAAAGATAAGTAGGCAAAACAATATATTTATCAAAACTCTGCAATGCCGAATATAGTTGGGCAACCAAATCATCTTCATTCTCATATCCTCCATTCTGACCTGTCAAGACAATTAAAGGATAATCCTTATTCTCCCACAACACTTCAAAATACAAATATTCACCCACGCCTATTCTGATTTCATCCCCGGGCTCAGACCTAGAAAATGTATAGCCATTAGCAACAGCCAATCCATCATAATATATCTCTTGTCCATCCACCTCAATAAAATCAGAACATAAATAAGCCGTATCGCTGATAACATTACCGGATGAATTAACGTATCCTTGTATATTACAAACATCACTGACCATAACTGGTGTACTTCCTATAGAGATATGAGCTTCTGCGGTCTGAGGATTATTGATATTAATTCTCGCATACGCTACAGAAGAGTTAGAGACGGTACCACTTCCGCTATAGACAGCTATAACTTTTTTTGAGGAATTATATAAAACCAATCCTACCACATCAGAAGTAATCTTGTTAAGTATGCCCTTGACTCCTTTAATCCGTACTTCATCCGAGAGAACATTGGCAAATCCAACAGGATGATATGCCCCATCAGACCTTAACCAACTACTAGTAAGATCTATTGGAACTGGATTCGTTGTAGATGGTATTATAAATTCAGAATTAATCCGTGCAGGAATTCCTCCGGTTCTAGTCAGATTTCCTATAGACTTTTCTCCTCCCATAGTTGCAGACTTGGCCCATTCATATCCATTATATGCTAATATCTTAGCAAACTCCGTCCTTATCACAGATACAAGGCTGTCTCCTGAAAACCATAGACGTTTTGCTATTTTATCGCCATTATTAACACCTATACCGGCCTTGCTTACCAGCATCTTAGGAGCGTATGAGCTTGTGTCCTTGAGAGCGTTCACCACGATCTCGATTTTCATATAACCGGAATAGTCGGAAGAAAAAAGGGACTTCTCGACTGAACCATCAGACAACTGGTGACGGTCTATCAAGGTTCCGTCACCATACACCGCTATGGTATATTTCAGAGAATCGGAAGTGCTGTAACTGGAACAGTTGGCCAGTCCGCTCAGCTTTACCTCATCATAGCCGGTGATATCGATATAACCAGAATGGCGGAATTTTGTCGCCCAATCACCATTGGTGGCAGGCTCCTTCAAATTGGCGACCCATAAATTGTCAGACCATGATATGGTGTCCGATACATCGGCATTATCAAGACCGTTAAGACCAGCATCAATCAAATCAACCTTTTGAAACAATTCCTCTATTTGAGCATCCGTTTCATCATTCAATGAATTGATTTCTTCCTTGCTGTAGTAATTATCCAAATCGACATATTCCTCACCACCAGTCTGTTCTGTATCATACCATGTTGTTCCATCCCACTTCCATATCTGATAAGGATAGGATAGACCGACATAGGCCTTATCTCCAATTGTTCCAGTTTTCACATTCTCTTTCAGATCATCCGACGTATCATAATATCCTTTGTTTTTGGAAGTTGAATTTTTTATTTTCTCTATTTCCGTACCTATTTTGGTAAAATTTTGATTAAGCCTATCACTGGTTTTATCCCAAGTCCCAGCATTCGGTATTGTATTTAGTTCCATATCACTTCCTTACTTTTAAAGTTCCGTTTGTCACCACTCCTCCAACCGTCTCATATTCCACATATACCTGTCCGGGACTAACATTATCCCTGCTAGGCCAGCTACTGCATTCAATATTGGCCACATACCTGGAAACACTCACCCCGTCATATATAGGTTTCATTCCGACTAACAACATATCTCCGTTAGAGCCATAAAAAGAAACGTTATTGGGATTAAGAATAATATCCGTATTTTCCACATGATTCTGTATTCTGATACGTTCCGGATATACAGTCGTTTCTTGAATCAATTGGTCCCCTACATATTTTCGCAGAATCAAATCACCATATTCCCATCCGTCCGATGATGTATCAAATCTCATAACCAAGGTGGCATGTCCTTCAGTCGTGTACATTTCAAGAGTGTTTTTCTCCGGATCAATGACGATACGTTTTCCCTCAACAGATGTCTCAAGTCTCCCCCTGAAAAAACCTCCGAGCGCATGAACGTATCCACGCAGCACCACATCGTTCAAGATCGCGCGCCCTCCGTGGGTGATCACAAAATTAGCCATCATTTTCAACTCATCCTCAGACGGGACATATCCGGGATCATCCTTATACTTCATGACAGTACGTATAGCCTTCTCCAGATTTCCTCCCGAGAAAAATGACACATCATCCCCATCATTGTATGTCCCGCTAATACCTGCTGTAACTTCCTGCATACTTCCGTCCTTATAATTGCCAAGCAATATGGCACCAGCCAGAATAAGACCGCCAAGTATATCCACTGACCCGTCCTTCATATAATCCGTCAGATACTTGAGTGCAAGGAAGGTGGAATAGAAATCATCACGGTCAAGAGGGTTCGGTGCCCAGTCTGTGGCGATAGTGCCCCGCTCAAGCTGTATATCACACAAGGTGCACGCACCAGCCAATGCAAGGGATTTGGCGCCGTTGAATGTGAATTTGAACACAAATTTCTGAAAGGAGGATGTCAGGGGTTGCTGAGTATTCCATCCACCGCATGTCACAGTGACATTCTCTCCCTTTGCTTTAAAGGACACAACATAATTCTCGCCTGGAATCAGGGCGTTCACAACTTGGGATATGCTGCCTATGGTCACGGAATAACCCGAAACGGCAGAAGTGTCCTTGATCACAGAGGCTCCTGAATTGCTCCAATAGTTGAGCTTGTCAGAATACACCTCACTTTTAGCCGACAATTCCGTGTTAAAGTTCAAATCCGCCGGACTATAATTTCCCGTAAACCCAGAATTACGCAACAGATTGACCGAGCCGACAGCCGCATTGTCTATAGCATTCTGAGCCTTTTGGGCCAGATCAGCCGCTGCCTGTATCTCATCCGGCAGACCTTCCATATTCTTCCATCCAGTAGAACCCTGCTCGATATGGAACATACCCTTGATATCAACACCGCCTTTTTGTGTATAACGGATGTAAGTGCTCTCATCCTTGGCACCGATATAGGCATCACCATACACATTGATATAGGCGTGTCCGGTGGACTTGTCAAAGCCCAGCCCGATAACTTCTTTGCCAACCAAAGAAAAGGTATTGATACCTTGATAAAAAGTGATAGAAGGCGAAGTTTCGTTTACTGATGATAAGATTATAGCTGCCTGACGGGTGATATCCGTCAAGTGTCCCAAACCAATAATATCATCACCGGCAACCGGGATATCACTGTCCTTATCGGCATTGGTTTTGCTCAAATCAATATAGTCAGATCCTACACCTGTCACCTCGCGCCAGTAGTAGCGGTTGGATACATTGTGAGATGTTCCTTCTTTAATGTTAAATTTTTGGGCTAATGCTAATGTACCGACTGTAAATTCGTTATTGATTGTCACTCCATCGACTTCCGACAAAAAGAAACAACGATAGCTCTCATCAAGTTCCTCCACACGGACACACTTCATTCCGGCCGGAGATAAGATCTGCTCACCACCAACATGCGTCTTCTTCTTGACCTCAAGCTCGTCAAAGACAGCCTTAATCTTCACATAAAGCCGGTCAACAACGGCCTGTGTCGTACCATCTTCCAATACGGTCCAACCGCTTCCATTCTTACCCACCAAAAAACCTTTCAAAAAGGTTACAAGATCAGCAAAGGTATTACCAGCAATTCCATCAGCATAACCTGCTTTGATTTTCTTACCATTGACCAAAAGATATTCGTCTACATAAGATAAAAGCTGGAGCAGGTCCAGATTCGTATGGGTGTGCCCTATTCCTCCACCTTCAGCATATTCTGTACTTATCTTATTCAACACGTACGCGAAAATAGCACCTATATTCGTTGTCGCCCATTTTTCCGAAAACGGTTGCTGCACGGGAAACAACACCCCCTCGGATAAGGGCTGCGAAGGGAATTCAACTAACCGAGGGGGTATGGTAAAAGAAGCCAAATCGGGTATATGGATATCCAAATTATCCGGAAGGCTATCCGTCCGCTGAAGATTGAGCAGCGGGCGTGCATCAGCATATTTGTAAGTAAATGTATAAGACGAAGGGAGTTCCTTGTCCGTATAAGTAGTGTTGTCCTCTGTCACCACAATACGGCGCAGATAATTCAAATTATAAATGTACTTCTGTTTTGATGGGAGGAAATCAATAAGCCACTGACGTTCACGATTGTCAAGATATCCGGTATTTTTCTGGAACTTACGTTCCGTATCCACCCTGTATTCTTCAGATATATCATCTATCTCGGCAATATTATGAGTATGTTCCGCCGAGAAATCAAGCTGTCCGTAAGCCCGGAACGTATCCATACCTCCCAAGGAATTTTCAAAAAGTACCCATTGTTCCTGTTCGGAAAGGATATTACCCGCCACATAACGCTGCACATAAGTAAGACGGCTACCTGAACCATCCTCCACCCATACATCATAAAAAGAAGGAAGACGGGAACCGAAAAGTGCCATTATCACAGCATATTGCACAGGAATGGTATATGCCCGTTTCTCTCCCAATGTAGCCAGTTGTTTCACCTCTTCAGTCACTTTGCCTTCATCATCGGTAAAATAGGCCTTCACTTTTACATAGGAGGATATCACAGCATAATATGTCAGATATTCGGGGGAATAGTAAGTCACCTTCTTCACTTGTGGCTGCCAAGTTAAGAAATTAGCCTTCAAAAAAGTTTCGGCAGAGCCAGAGAAACGGTCTACCCCACAACGAAGTACACGAAATGTTATGTTCTTGTCGGCAATAACAGCCGTAAAATCAGCCGCCAGCTCAGACTGCTCATAATAAGTTGTGATATCTTTCATCAAGAAAGATAATTGAGACTCCACAATATCCCGTATATCAATCGTAACATAACCATCCGTACCGGGAGTATACACAGAAGACAAAAGCCGGGTATTCCCTTTTGACAGGACAAAAGAGAAAGATTCCGCAGATTGGATGCGGAACTTCTCAATGTTACCGGACAGAGATAAAGCAGCAGGTTGATTCAGAATATTCATGTCTTTTGTTTTTATTACAAAAATAACTTACCCGGAAAAGTATAGAAAGGACAATCAGACATCCGGTGTTTTCACAGCCACAAACCACACTTCGAATTCATTATAATACATATAATCTCCAAACTGATATGATAGTGCCGTATGCTGGACAAAATAACGTTTTCCTGATTCCGCATTTTCCTTTGTCGCCGGAGGAAGAAAAGCAAGAACAAATTGTTTATCCTTATAAGGAGAATTGTTATATTGTTCTTCTGTCAAAGTCGTTTTTACCTGTTTCACCTCCCACATATAACCTGTAGAAGTATTATAATCAGAAAACGATTTGGCTGAGCTGACCGGCTCATACAAACGATAAGTATAGAAACTCGTTTCAAGAGGCTGTAAACCGCCTCCTAAATTATATTTCAATATATTTAGAAGAAGCTTCTCTCCATTCAAACTGACAGGGAGATAGGGAGAAAGAGACTGTTTCAGATTGACGGGAAGAAGAAAATCGGCAGTGACTGAATGCATGGAGTTCCGATATATATTATCAAGCCTTCTATAAAACTTTTCAAAAATCCCATCATTACCATTATAAGTCAATGTATAATCCCACAAACGGATATATGGATCTGAAGAGTCTGATGATAAATTTCTAGCATAATTAGAAATAGTACCACGAGGATACCCATGATCAGTATAAGCAAAAGCAAGCATAGGATTAAGTTTCACGTCAGTAGTTGTACTGGCATCAGAGGAAGGTTCCTCTTCCGCTGTATTATCAGCCATAAGTTTTGAATTAAGGAAGTTGGCTGCACCAATATATGGAAACACATCTTCCGCATCATTCAAATTATTATGGAGCATTACAGGCTGGCAATCGGGAACAGATATCTCATGCGTATCAAGATCGCCACCTGCACAATACTTCATATACGACTCGGCAACCTTGTCATTAATCCGCAGTACAGTCATGTCACCAAACAATACCCAAAAATAATATCCTTGACGATAGAACGCACCATCCAAAGGATCAATATGTAATTGTTTGTATTTTCCATAAAGATCTGCAATCGAATCAAAGGTTTCCACTTCTTGAGGACTTGATATCTGTTCTTCAGAAGACAATATCAGCTGCTTGTATGATTCTGGATATTCGACATTAATCCGGGAAACTAAATATGCATCCAAATCAACCTGTGATGGCAAATCAAGAATTTCATTAAGAAGTATGATATCTATTGTATGTCCCACTTCATTAGGAATAAACTCACAACAAAACTTTTTCCGATATACATCCAAAATAGTATTACAGGAACAATCCGGTAATAAATCAGTTATCCGGATGCTTCCCGATATCAACGTATCAGCACAATTATTTATAAATACCATATCTGGAAAGGGAGTTGTACGAGTGAAGAAATTATCTTTCAATGTATAACCGAAATACGACAATATGCGCTTGAGCAAATAATTTCCACGGATGAAAGGGGACATATAGTACCCGGCAGCAAGATTTATAACTGTATCTCCGTCCGTCACAGTACGCGGAACGGCATTATAAAAATCCGGTGTACCTGTAAGAGGTGTATTAAGACTGTCATAAAACGTGCCATCCACCATGAAACCATAACGATTGATATAATCAAATTTGGGAGATCCGCTGGAAGAAGTGCGGTCTGATTCAATGAGCACAGGGAATATAGCATATTCCGGATTGTTTCCACTAATCAATGACCGACAAAAATCTATGCATTGTTCAACAGTAGACAATCCTGGTATGGTCTCTGTCCCGAACACTTCGGATAGAGGCGTTTCCGATATTTTCGACAAGAAAGAACCTTCATTCATATAAAACGAAGTTTCTATACTTTCTTTTCTTTTAGCGGACAATACAGCCTGTCGACAGGCCATAAAATATCCGTCATCTTCAATAGTGGCAACAATAGAAGCAGACGGTTTCTGCTTTCTGGCCATAATATCCGGATAATCCAAAATTTCCCGATTAGCATCGGTATCCGGGAGACTCACCGGATTGGTCTGTTCACCATATTCATTAAAAAACAGATTCGGACGTTCCACTTGTAACATAGTGTCAGAGGAAAGATGATAAGCTTTCCCTTTATCTACATTTGTAATTTTCATCGTTTACTTCCTATTTTGCGTGATCGTTCTTGTAGTTTCCTAGCTTTATCAAAATCATCAAGAAGAGTATAGGCAGGCAAGCCATCCTTTTTCAATAGCAGAAGAGTGTCATTAAGTTCTTTTATAGAACGGCTTAATCCGAGATCCGGCTGAACAGTGGGAGAAAGTACAGTAGCGGTTTGGATTTCTCCTCCAGACTGTCTACCTATAGCCTGTGCCTGAAGATATTTATTCAAATCCAAAGTACGGATGGTTCCAGCCTGTTGTGCCTGATCAAGAATAGACAATATGGGTGCAATGGTAGGATTCTTCACCGCCTCATTGCTAGCTACCCATTCCTTGGATGATCCGGCAGGTCCCTCTCCTACTATGACAGTAGGCTTGTCTATAAAGCCACGACGTTTAGGATCATAGACAGCATGAAACTCTTTTCCGTCCTGGGCACGAGTGACATCTATATATCCTCCGGACTGTTTACCGGGAACACGGGTATAAATTCCAGAAGAAACGCCACTAGACGAACCTGATGCAGTCATACTTTTGACCTTATTACGTTCCGCATTAGCTGCTGCTATTTGTATAGCACCAGTAGCAGAAACTACAGCAGCTGCAATAGCACCTGCAATGGGTCCTAAATCCGCATAAGCTTTCATTACAGAAACAGCAGTATCAGCTATAATCTGTGATACTTTTATTGCAAAATTAATATCCGCATATTTCTTTTGAACATTTAATTTCTTTTGTTCTTTTTCATTCTCCAAACGTTCTACTTCATCAGCATTCCCTTTAGCAGCATCAATTTCTTTATTATACTTTGTTTCTATATTATTTATTTCAGCGTCTTGTAATGATTGAAAAGCATTAGAAAAAATATCAGTCCATGTATTTACCAATTTATTAATATAGTCAGTCTTAATTTTAATAAATCCTGCAATTATTTCTTCTGTACTTAGTTCCCATTCTGTTATAGCAATAGCAAATTCATTTAATTCTAGCTTGTATTTTTCCTTTAGACTTACTAATCCATATTTATCCAAAGCTTGCTGTCTTGCTTTTTCATAATTTACTGTCATTTCTAATTTTGCTTTCTCAAACGATTCTTCCAATTCGAGTAAATCTTTACCATTACTTATCAGCAAATCTTTACGAGCATTATACGATGCATTTAAAGCATCTATTTCCATTTGATAAGCATCCTTAGGAGTTATAAGATTAAAATCTTGTCTAAATTCTTTTACAATATCATTTATTTTTTGTTGTTCATTTATTAAATCTTCATTATTTTTCTTTTCTGCTTCAACAATGCGTTTATTAGACTCTCTAATAAAATCTTCTTTCAATTTTATATTGGTAACAAGTAAAGATTGTGAATCCTCATAATATGCTTTTTCAATATTCAACCGAGCTGTACTATTGGCCTTATCAAGCGCAAGCATCATAATACTATACTGTTCTTGTGATATATTCTTTTCTTGCAAAGATATATTTAAGGCATATTTCTGATCATTATACCATTTATCCTGTGCAATAAGTTCTTCTTCGCGCATACTTCTCATACTCTCAAAGACATCTTTTTCAGTGTCTAGTATGGCTTTCTTTTCCTTTTCCGCAGCTTGCCTAGCCTTTCGGGCCGTTTTCTCTATTTCCTTAGGATCTACAGGAATATCAGGAAAACGATTTTTATAAATTTCATTAGCAAGACTTAAATACTCATTAGTTGCATTCTTCTCATCAGCGATCCAAGATGCAAGCATAGATTTATTCATTTTATTAAACTTGCTTTGAGCTTCCTCCATTTTTTTATTTCTTTCAATACGGCTGTTAATCTGCTCTTCAATGGTTTGTCCTGTAAGCACCTTCATTTGTTCATTAGATCCTTCCAATAACTGTTTTGCTTCGTCCAGCCTCTTTTTAAAATCCTGCAATTCTTCATTGGAAAATTGAACAAAAAACATATCTCCCGTCTTACGGTCTGTTTTCCATTTTCCTCCTTCTTTCAATAATTTAGTATAAATATCAACAGTCTTTTTATAGGATTCAATATTGTTTTGTGTTTCTTCAATCTGTCCTCTATTGATATAAGCCAAACGTTTTTTTTCTGTTTCAATAAACTCTTTCGCTTTCTCAGTATTTACAGATATAGCCTCCCCATAATCATTCCATTCAGACACAGCAGAAGGTACTATTCTCGCAATTTCCTTTATAAGACTATTAAGTTCTGATTGCTCAGCAACACTCAAGTTTGTTTTGATTTTCAGTTCATCATATCGATCAAGCAAAGGACCAAGTTTAGTCTGTAATGAAATAACCTTTCCTATTTGATCTTCAAATTTTTCATTGGCAGAATCTAAATAGCCTGAAATAGTACCCATTATCTTACCCAATGTCCCCATGAAGGATTTGATAGCCGGTTCAAGTATCTGTCCTATCTTATTATAGATAGATTCCATCTGATCCCCTATATTTGATTCCAAGCCAGCCAGTTCATTCATCTGGGTAGCCATAGAACCTTGTACACCTTGTAATTTACCCAATGACAAAATATAGTTTTTAATTGCCATATCCGTATTCTGCACCTCAGTAGTTACCCCCCTGAATGTATATGCAGTAGTTTTTCCATTCTTCGAAGCGGTGATACCAAATTCCTTCAAACGTTCATTCTCACCCGTCATGGCATCAAGCAATGCTTCTATAAACTGGTCTATATCCTTGCCTTGGGACATTGCGATATCTCCCATTGCTGTCAGTTCATCGGTCGTTGGTTTAATTCCACGATTAACTAATTTAATATATGATTCAGTCCATTCTGACACACTGGCCGGCGTATCTTTAGCAAGCTGCTGCAACATCTTCATTGCCTTTGCCGCCTCCTCTGAGGAACCGGTAGCGTTACGAAGAGTCGCTTCAAAACGGGCATATTCCTTACGGGTTTCATAGGATTTCATTCCAACATCTTTCAAGTATCTGACAAGTTGCACGGCAATAAAACCTTTAGCAGCCGTTTTGGCCATATTCATCGTTTTATCAAATGCAGTCAGCTGTTGTTGGGCATATTTCCCAGTACCCCTAAGTTCCTCCATCCGGTTATTTACTTTGGCAAGTTCCGCTTCAAGTTCGGCATATTCTTCTGGATGTGTTGATTTTACTGTCTGATCCAACTGTTGGCGAAGATCTTTAGCTTTTTTTCGTAGTTGGGCCATAGTAAGCCCTGTAACATCCAGCTTCTTCTCCAATTCACCAATCAGCTTGTTATTGGTTGAAATAGTCTTATTACTTTTTTTTATTTCTTCATCAAGACGCTTATATGCATCCGATTCTTTTTCCCCTTGAGCCTCCAACTCACGCATCAATTCACGACGTTCCTTATTTGTTTTATTCAACTCCCTATTAGCCTTAGTGAGTTTGTGAATTTCCTGCTGTGCTTTGGACGATTCCACAGATAAAATCCACTTGATTTCGTCTTCATTAAGTTTCTTAGCCATAATCAGTAGTCTATATATGATTGAAAATCTAATTGATCAATATCCGATCCTTCTTGAAGTTGCCGGGTGATATACTTACGTATGTCCTGAGTAAAGCCATAACGCAGATTAGGAAGCACTTCACCATAAAGCACCCCCCAAATGACACGGTTATAGATGGAAAGTTTTCTACGTATCCGCAGATCCTGCCGAAAACGAATATCCAAGAAACGCATATAAGGAAGAACGCCCATATAATATACCTGACGTTCGGTTCCTCCTATTTCCACCGGAGATTTTTGAATAGATTTGAGCAAATTTCCGGATATGACATTCAAATTCTCCGATATGACTTCCTGTTGTATCTGACGTATTTTTTGAAAACCGACCGATACAACATTGTGAATGAATGTTTTTTTGATAAGTTGGTCTGTTACCATAGCTTCATAAATTTGAAGCTAAAGTAGTTATAGAAAAGAAAAAGGCGAAGGACAGATTTTATACCGCCTTCGCCCATATATTTAATATAAATCAAATAAGAAAATAAGTACTTGATAGTATTTTCAAGCCTATGGTACACATTTCCATTATTCACTGTAATCCATCAAATCAATACGATAATCAGGGTTTAGATCTATAGAATAACATTGCAGCAAATCTTGTTTGAGAGCCTTAAACATTTTCTTATCCCCACTATTCTGTTTATCTTCAGGATGTATATAACTTATATCTGTCGGACGATAAGTATCAAGTGTCATGTGCCAATAGTTTACCTTGCTTGGTGCATGATGAACTTTTAGTCGCGGATAAGTTAAAGCCGTTTTTTTCTTATTCTCAAATGCACCTACCAAATGAGCATCATAGCTCCTCTCAGTTTCCGACATATTTTTTTTTACATTCTCTTCATATTTATCTCTTTCTTCTTGTGACTCAAAATGTTTATAAAAAGGGAAAGTTCGGTTATGAATATCACGGACAAAAAAACAAAGTCCAAAACATGTACCATAAAAATGATAACTATCTTCAGTTGTATATAGTTTTGGGTCTACACATTGACCGTCCCATGCTTCTGTAGCCTCCTTTGTAGCCGGTAAAAATCTTAAATGAGCATCACTAGACGTATTAAATAATCCTCCCGCCAAATTCATTGAAAGATTAGCCATATTATTTTTAAAAACCTTATCACTAAGTACACGATCATTACTTTCAGTATCCACATAATAATCCTCTACACGTCCTTCAACTAATCTTACCACTAATAAATCAGGATATTTAGTTAACAAATAGTCCGTTTCCATTTTTTCTTTATAACCAGGACAAGGCAATATTTCCGTTGGATAAGATTCAGGCATCATTTCTATCAACAAACTTTTGCAACAACTGAATTTATTGTATCAACAAGCTCATCAATAGACATCTCATCAGCAACAAGTAAAGTCTTTTCTCTATGAATTGAGAATACTACAGGGGCTTTTACTTCATCACATAAAAACTGTGAAATACTAAGTGTTAATCCATTGGGTAATTTAAGAACTGTATCTATTGTTTCATCATCTTCATTATATGACGAAACAATATCATTAAATTGCAATCTGCAAACAGTATTTGACAAAGCTAAAAGATATTCTTTTTTATTAGACGGAAATCCATCGCTATGCTTAAAAAAAGAATTTTCAATGGCTGTATGACGTAGCTGCATTTTAATCGAACCAATTTCAACAGGACTAGATATGTTCATAGAACGAGCAAAATCCTCTGATGCGTGGTTATAGAACATTATCGGCATTCCAGATTTGGTTCCTTCACAAATCTCACATTCTAGATATGGCAATAATTCTTCATTGAACGATTGCTGTATATTATTACTTGTCGCCGCTGTTGTTACAGCAGCAACAAGTAAAGAAGAAAAAGTATTTGTACTATGCCGTGACATTATCTACAAGTTTATTTTTAATATCCAATATGCCATTAAAAAAAGAGCTCACTCCTTCTATTCCTAAACTCAATATTTTATCAGGAACAGAATTTAAATCAAGTTGCAATAAAAGTACATCACGAACTGTTTGTAAATCATTGTCGTTTCTTGTCTGTTTCCCGTCAAAAATGTTATGAAGTAAATTCATTTGAATTTCCGTATCACCAAATTTAATTAAGCGCTTTAACAGGAAACTTAAATTAATATCTTTCGATTGTACCCCATCAAAAACAGTTTTCTTTAACCAAAGATTCCAAATGGCATCACTATTTTGATCTTTATCTTTAAAGATGGCATATAAAGGAGCATAAGCTATACGTGTTACCTGCATATCACCTTGCGTTTCCAATATAGATGTAAACCATTTAATGCTTTGGTCGCAAAAAATCTTTTCTATATTGCTTCCATAAACTTCTTCTTTAGCTAAAACTATATCAATTTTTCCAGGCTGGAAAGCTATATTGTACTCATCTCCGTTATCAAACTTCTTAAATAGTCTCCATGGCATACCATACATAGGCATAGCCGGATTAACCCCAAGCATGGGCACACCCGCAGGTGCTATACCATATATTTTACAATCAGGCATCAGCAGCTGTTTAAACTGCTCTGCATTTTCGGGAGTGTATCCTATATTCTGCTGCAAAAAAATTGTACTTCTTAATTGTACAACGGTCATTTTTTCTTTCATACAATATTTATTAATATTGGTAGTCTATTTACAAAAGCAACACGTCCTCTCTATTAAATTATTCACTTTTATGTGATCTTATATTATCATCCAATCCGGTTACGACATCATCTTTTAGCAGTTTATTTTACAAAAACAAATGTCCATCCCATGCGTTTATTTTTGTATTTAAACTATTTTTTTACATATGAATTACTATACTTTCTATTAGTTTTTAACTTCCTAAATAGTATATCATTCACTTTTTATGGCAAAAGTATAAAAAACAAATGGAAATATAATAATTAGACTAAAAGAAATATCGTATTTTATCTATAATTATTTCTGTTTAAACATCCATCGGAACTCACAGCCTAATGTTCCGGGACGTGGTTGGAAACGAAACCCTCCCATAAGAAGCGAGTCGTAGACATCCTCCAAGCTGACGGATGTTCCCGGATCAATCTTCTTTATGGCTTCATACACATCCTCAGTAGAAAACCAATGAGTCGCATCGGACTCATTGGTTGCGGGAGAATAGACAGTCATCAAGGCAGTGATGTAATTGTCTATTTTGGTTTCATTATTCTGACTCATCAAAAGAAGAAGCCTTAAGATCTTTCAAAATCTTGCGCACACCACGAAGCTGCTGCAACATGACCAGACGATCACCATCACTGGCATCCGCTTCCGGATTCTCAATCAGTTCAGCTATACAGTCAAGTCCTTCAAGAACATTATCAATTTCGCTATTACCGTCTTCCTGCATACGACGCAACACATTAAGACTTTCGTCGCTTAGAATAATTCCATTAATATTCATTTCTTTTAAATCATTAAATTACAATATCATAATATTAGCTATAAGCAAGCTTTTCAACGGTGCACTGCTTGTATTGTCTTGCTGTATGCAGCAAAGATAAAACAAATATGATGAAACATATAGGACAGGCAATTGTGCTTAATGCAGGGAACGAAACGAAGCAATGTGGCACGTAGTATGAACAATACCAAACGTGAAAATGTTCTAAAGAATTTTCCTTTTTTACTTAAAAAAATAATAACATAATGAACATCAATGCATTTCAATAAAAAATGCGGATTTTTTTGCAAAGAATCAAACTTTGCTCTTTCAATAAATACAGTCGTTTTCATTTTTGAGTACATTTAAAATGAATTAATAAAATTAGATAAAGGAAGGGAACAAAAAAAGTTCCGCTCCCCGTTGTACTCCACCTTGACATAGGCAGTGGGTCCATTAAGACTCCACACGGGACGGAACTATATGTTTTGCCGAAGACATAAAAAATGCCCGCAGCTATAATGGCGAGCCTACTCGCCTATGTCAAAAAGGAGTACGCTGCAAAGATGAATATTATTTTTGAACTAGCAAAACAAAAGCGGAACTTTTTTAGAGTTCCGCTTAATTTATTGTTTTGATGTTTCATTATATCCACGGCGTGTTTCAAATCCATCTTTAATAGCTTCATTCTCCAATATCTCTTTACTCAAAAGCCAATGATAAACATTTTGTTGTCCAACAGTTACAACATACGCCTGTTCAAATTTCCATCCTAAACGCCCCATATAATTCATAGCATCAACCATAGAATTAAATGTCATGGCTTTACCATTTTCATCTACCAATTTAGACTCCCACATATTTCCATCTTGACCAAAATCAACAGAAACAGTTACTTTTGTACTCAAGAATTTTGAAGAACCTAATAATTCACAATAAACACGATGCATTTCATCTTTTTGAGAATATGCAAAATTACTAAGCACCAACATTAATAAAAAAACAATTTTCCTCATGCTATTTTTTCTTTAAATAAACTTTCTTCCCATTACTATTAATATAATATTTCCCACCCCGTGGGCCTGTATATATAGTTTTATCAGATTTTCCATTAGAAGAATTTTTATAACTATTAGACTTAGACTGATGCTGCCAACAATAATCACTATTAGGTTGAGCATTCCTAGAACATTGAGTTCCTTTAAGTGCATAAGCTTTACATTGCTTTTTTTCAACATCAGATTTATCTTTATCTTTTATATTAGTATTCAATTCATTTGAAACCAGTTTAGAATTTAAAACAGACAATTTGTTTTTTAATGAGACAATTTCCTGATTCAATAAATCAATACTATTTTTCATTTGCTGGATAGTATCATTACTCTTTTGTAATGCAACTTTCAAGGAATAATTTTCATTTTTCAATTCCTTTCTACTTTGAGACATTGCTTCTACACTTATAGAAAGACTCAACAATATTGCTAATATTTTTAAAGTATAAAAGATTTTCATATATATTTTTTTTGCAAAGCTAACAATTACTTTTTAATTAGTATTAAAACTAGACTAAATATTCATTGAAACCAATCAAAAAAACATTGTTCTATATAACACAACTGTAAGGTGCTTTATTTCTAAAACACCTTACAGTTACCTACCCATGATTATATCTCCTACAACATTTGCCAGTACATTGGAGCCAAAACCTTTCAGACCGTCCAGCTTCTCAATCATGGAGATTATTTTATCTAATTTTTTATCCAGGTCACATAGCTGAATCGTCGTACATTTTGTGCTTAAAATACCTTCGTACATGAAACCCGGAATCAACATCCTTAAGGTTTTCTACAGCCTTGCGATAGCAGGATAAAGCCATTTTTTCGGCAGGAACTTCTGCCGGCAATTTATGCCCCATGTCTTCCGCAATGCTTCTGGCATGATCCGAATAAATCATATTGGCAGTTACCCATAAAGCATAACTGTTATAATGCGGTTTGTCTTCACATACTCCTCCGAGCGATTCAACAGTTTTTTCAAAAGTATCATAGGACCAATGGAATCCTTTCATTCCATCCTGGTTGACGATACGTTTGCCGATATTCATCGCCTCATGTTCGGAAAGATAATTGTCCCAACAAACAGCCTCCAAATGCGAAAGCCAGTTTTCGGCCAGATCAGGATGAGCCGCTGCAACCGCTTTGAACATATATTTTTCGGTCTCACCAAATATCTTCATATTCTTCGGATCCTTACTTGCCACCATCTTCTCATAAAGATCATGGTAACGGTCTATCATTTCTTCTTTAGTCTTCATCATTATTTGATATTAAAGTAAACTCCCCACAATGAAGCGGGGAGCAAACTCAAACTTTTTTCTCCCTTTTCTTTTTTACAGGCTTTAATGACTTTTGCACTAAAGTCCTATCAAGCTGTGGGAGCAGCCGGAAAGGTGGCCGCAATGGTCAACGGAGTAGCCAAGCTCACACCAAACGCACGGTTACAGCACTTCACATTCTCAGGAGTAACCTGAGTAACAAGAGGAGTAAGTGTAATCGTAGGAACAGCACCAGCCGCACCGATAAAGGCTACCTTAAACTGCTCAACCCATTGTTTGGTGACAGAACGGCATGATCCTTTAGGAGTGTAAGCAACAAGCACTGCTGCATTGATGGTTACAACAGTCTGGGTATTCACCGTCTGCTGTTCTGCGACAGTAAAATTAACTATGCCGGTAGGTTGCACACCATTTTCAGCGCAATAAGCCTGGCATAAATTCTCCACTACATTAGTCAGATATTGCTGGCTGGTAGCGGCGATTGCAATAGGAGTCAATTGAATCATAATGATATATATTAAGAATTATTCTGCATCGGAACTTATACCGTCCGATTTCGGTTGGGGTTCATCGCTTCCGTCAGCTTCCTTATCAGGCGCTGTCTTGACGATGTATTCTTCTTTGAGAATCAAAGGCAGGTTATATTCAAGCAAGGTTTTAAGCTCCTCCATGTCTTCCTTTTCAAAAATGACCTTTCCATCCATCAATGACAAACCTCCATTCTTGATGGCATCATCCACTATTTTGTGAGCCATTTCGGGCAACGCATCATCTGGCACTTGTGAGATATAGCGGTTAATGACAGGTTCTATGATAGTCCCGCTGACATTCTGCATTATCGGAGATAATTCCGCAGCAAGACTCCATCCGGGTTTAACGAAACCTGTTGATTTCAATTTAGTTTCAATCATCTGCACAAAAGGGAACGATCCCATTTTTTGTGCGGAGAATTGCTGTACTACAGGTTGCAGCCATTTATTCAGCACTGCTGATAATATTTGTGAATTGGTATACATATAATATATTGTTTGAGTTTAAAAAGAGGAAAGGACGGAATGAAACCGCCCTTTCAATGAGATTTACTGGTTACAACCGCAGCAACCGGTATCACATACCTTACGTTGCGGGACAACAAGTTCACTTAACGCAGCCAAATCAGCAATCTGCTGTTTCATACAAGCCAGAGTGGCAGTATTAGTACCATTATATACAGCCTGATTCATATTGATGGCATTCTGCTCGTTCTTGTCCAAATTAATACGGGTCAATAAACGATCGTACACATCAGCCAATTTCTGATCAGTGTAAGTGTTCGCCTTCAACAATGCGATCTCTCCATCTTTTGCTGCCAGTTTGTCCATCATAGCCGCTTCATAACGGCTAATAGGTTTGTCTTCCGAAGTAATCACTTCCACAGGACCTGCCGCCATATTACGGTTATAACAGCCGCCTCCCAGAATATTACCCGCATTCAAACCCAAAAATGATGCGATACCTGCTGACGCTCCGACAGTATTGTAATTGCCTTGTCCCTGGCCGGTGACATTATAGTTCTCACCGTTCATACCTTTGATAGTCATAATATTATGTTTTAATAAGTTACTAGGCCAGGCTATAACCTGACATCACAAAGGTACAGACTATAATAATCAACTGAATTACAGTTATTTGCTTCTTATTTACCAATTACTTTCGACTTATTTTCAAGATGTTTGCGAATAACTTCGACATCTTTTTCCATCCACAGGCTGGCAGAAATTCGGGATGAATAGGAAGCAAGCAGATACCGGATACTAGCTTCTGTACGGTCCATATACTTGCTGATTTGGGAAGGGTAGAAACCTTCTTCGGATAACAGTTTTACCAAAATGCAGCGGGCATCCACCACTTCGGCGGCCCGATTGTCTGACAGGATAAATTCCTGATGTATTTCCGTGAAAGAGGCGACTGATTCAAGGATTTCATTAAAACGTGCGGTCTTGCTCATAATAATGCAAAATTTAGAAACAATTTATTAAATAACATTGTTGTTTATCTATCCCCGGCACATCCAAAGGTTTTCAAATTCGACTGTCAATAGAATAAGAGCAAGACCGCAAGCCGGGGATTTTTTTTACCACTGCAACAGATTATAATTAACGGTAACAGCCAATACAGGCGACAGCCCGTCAGCACCAATACCATATCCGGCAGAGAGCCCCAATCCCCACCGCTTGTTTTTTTGTTTTATAAGCCCTACGAAAGTAGGACGATATAATTCAACAGATTTCAGCAATGGGTTGTATCCACTTATCAATATCTTATAATCATCCGTTTTATATTCCCGTTCTGCAATAGGTATGCTGGCTGGAACACTGTCCGGAACATAATCATTCAGTGATGTATCAGCAGGTTCTTTCCCAGATGCGGCAATGAATACAGTATCATACTTCACAAAACGTTCTGTTACAGGAAACGGAAAAACCGTATCCCTGATAGTATCAATAACAGGAGGCATCCACACAGTATCCACTGTAAACGTTTCAGGCTTCTCTGCCGGACGGGAACACCACGACAGAGAAAGCATTACGCTCAATAAAACAATTAATAAATAAGGAACAGATTTCATGATTCAATGTATTTAATGATACCTTCAACATGAATGGCTGTTATCGCTTGCTTTCCTTCTTCAGACAAAAGGAAAGCTACATCTTCCATATTGTCCTGAAATAAGTTTTCCGTCAATACAGCCGGACATTCCGTATGTTTTAATATATAGAATCCGCTCTCCTTGTCCGGATCACCATCAGCCATATCTTTTCTAATTTTCATTCCAGAAAGGAATCTTTCAGCCGAAGCATACAGACAATCAGCAAGCCTGTCCGCTTTTGTCTGCCCTATACTGGTCCATGCCTCCCATCCACGAGCCTGCATCCATTGCGCCCCGTTTCCGGCGGCGTTACAATGGATGGATACCAGAAGAACATTGCTCTTTCCCAATTCCGAACAAATATCATTCACACGGCGGCATCTCTCCGATAGCGGCACATCAACTTCCTCACGCACAATCCGGAGTGTTTCATACCCCCTCTTACACAACTCATGCTCCACACGGACGGCAATTTCACGGGTATACAACGCCTCAATCAAACGACCGTCCGGAGAACGCTTGCCTTGTGTATTGGCTCCATGGCCATTATCAATTAAGATTTTCATGTTTGCTTTCATTTTCTATCTCATTTATAACATCTTTCAATTCTTTACTTTTCATCCCGACCAGTCCTTTAAAGACACTCCACAGACTGATATGGTAATGCAGACCTTTACATTCGCAATAATTACTGATCACACTCTCAAGTTCACAGTAACAGGCTATCAACATACAGCATACAGAAATAGTGGAATAAGGAATACCCAAAGGTTCACCAATAGCTTTTCCTAAAACAGCCCCCAATAGAATTATACATACGTAATCCCCCATTTTTATAAGAGTTCTCCGGATAGCCCGGCTTATACGCACTTCCTCCATCCTGCGTTTGGATTTGCTGATACCCCACCATAAATCTGTAGAAATAAGAATCAAAGCCAGCAGCATCAACCATCTCATATCCCACATCAAACTATAAAATTCGGTAATGAAAACCGAAAATGTGATTTTAGAACTTGTATTCATATCTGTTTTAAGTTATGTGTTTCATTATTTCTTTTACATTCATCCAGTCGGGAGCCGATGCGACAAAGCTCATACTCCAGCCTATTGACGATAATTCGGGAGAAACAAAAGGTACAATTGTCTGATTCTCCGATATAGGCTTGAGCCAAGACATATTACGGGAATCATACATCATATAAGCGCGCACCTCATTCAATAGTTTCAAAGTCCGGTCACTCTGAATGGCAACCTCTACCATATCAGACTTATTCCCTAATTTGACCGCAACCGTCACCGCACGCTTATGCGTATCCTCTATGGAACCTATATTGTCCTGAGAGCTTTGTATCTCTCCAAAATCGCAGAACAGATAAGTTCCTATAAGGGCATCCACCCGTTTTTTAACATCTTCAAAACGCTGTCCGAAAACAAAATTGGAGATATCGGGTACTAAAGGTCCGGGAAGATCGGCTATATACCTCTTCAATTCCTCATATTCATACAGATCGGAACTTCCGTTGATAAACATATCCAAAACCCCGTCACGGGCAGGAAACCGGGAAAAATATTTTAAATACTCAAGAATCATAGTATATCATTTATAACATCAATTGGCAACCGGGTGGTATTGGCGATCTCAGCAACATCCATTTTGGAAGCATGAAGGCTACGCACGGATTCAATCATCTTCTTTCTCAGGATTCCAAGATATTGCAAGACGCTCATCTGGGATATCTCACGCAAATTTCCATATCCGTCAGCACTCAAACCGTACAAAGCATCCTGTGCCCCTGTGCTTATCACAGATTCCTTTCCTGGTATGATTTTAGTAAGAATCTTGTATTCTGTACGGCTGAAAAGATAATTGATGAATCCCTTGAAATTGAAACGGATGGCCTGCAATGTTTTAATATCCACTTTTGAAAAAAGAACGGCACGTTGATGCGCCTTGTCACTCTCATAAGGCAGTGAAGAATACAGGATGGAAGCAAGCAGGGGAAGCTGCTCATCTCGACAATCCGCCAGCTCACGCGCGTCAATAAACTGCTGTGCCGTCAATGAGGTTGTCAGCATAGAGAATCCTGTATCAATGGTATAACCAAGACAAGGTTCATCCTGCCCGTCAATATGGACCGATGCTATAAATTGTTTGCAAAAACAGGAATCTACCACAAACTTATAATCAAGCCGTGACAGATAGCGGGATATGGTTATTCCTGTCAGCCTTTCCGGAGGAACACGTTTGCATAACTCATAAGAATCGGTGTCAAGATCCGCCAGTGCCGCATCATTATCCGGATAACAGATGAGAAAAGGAAATGTGACCTGCTCAGCCAAGCAAGCAATGTTTCCCATGGCATCCGCATCGGTTATCTTATTGATATCCCAGCCCATCACCCTGCATACATGGCGCACACGTACAAGACCGGCGGAAAGTTTACCTGCGGACATGGAAATCAGATCCGCAACCAGTTCTTTAAATTGAAAAGTGTTCAACCCCTCCCAACTGTTCGGAATGGAATACACGCTTCCTTTCAGGGTAAATTCAATATCATTTTTCATGGCATCAAATAAATTTTATCATCCGGACGATTGAAAGATGTTTCAGTTACAATATCAGCATCCGTATTTCCGGATAAAGACAAATCAATATTTTTAAGGCTTTCCAAAGCTTGTGACATCAGATCGTCAGATAAAGTTAACATCCTCTCCTGCTCCTGGGTACCATAACGCATAACTTTTGAATCTTCAAACAAATTACGGATGGTTGACGGAAATTCAAGGATATCAAATCTTCGTAATGACAATGCCACTGTTATTTTAGCCAGACATCTGTCCAATTTTCGACGGTTCGTCTGATCATTCTCCGACAAACGCTCATAATAGCCGGATACATAATCATCCAATGCCTCTTGCTGGATCGGGACACACCTGAAAAAGTACAGGAATGAATTATCAATAGGGTAAGATGCATCGAACTCATAGGTAGTTTTCAGCTTAAGGTTTTCCAAAGCCTTATAAGTCTTGGTCTTCTTCCATTCCTCATCCGAATCAAGCAGCTGAAGCAACGTATCCATTGCATTATAGTAATTATCACGATAGGCCCTGCGCATCTGCTCCTGCTCATTCTTGTAGATATCCACATCCGATTTACGAAGTGACAGCACATTGAATATAAGCTGTTTTGCCAATGTCAGATTAGCCACGGCACTTCTTAATGCAGCCTTTTCATCGTTGTCCTCTCCTGCTGCTATCTTCTTGTAGATATCAGGGGATATGACGGATTGAACCTGCTTAATGGCACTCATGGCACTTGATGCAAGATCCTTGAAATTCATATTACTCTCCGCATAAGGGGAATAAAGGTGGAACTGGGCCACATCTATAAACAATTCTTCTAAAACATTCATGGCTGCTGATTATTAAGACGGTTAGACGGTGATACATCTTCCTGGCGTGACGGTATTTCCCGGTAAAAGCCTATCCGATAACCTTGTTCGTACAATTCAGGGAAGTTAATACGGATAGCCTGGTTAAACGGCTCACATACAATCTCATCTTCCGGTGCCAACTGAAGCAGATAAATCAAATAGTTGTAATAAGCGTCACTTCCGCTTTTGCTGATCACACCGTCCTTGCTGACCGATGAGATGGAGGAATCCAACCCGACACTTGACAGCAACACTTCGTCAGCACGTTTATCGTAGCTGATAATCGCGTCAATGTATTCTTTATATTTTAAATCGACGGTTTCTATCTTCCATCTCTCCTCTTCCCCGCTGCTTCCATTCCGAAAGCTGAAAGTCGCGTAAGCCTTTCCTTGGTTATCGGCTCCGGACAAGTAATCGGATATATTGTCCAATTCCTGTTTTATATAGCGGATCAAGGTAGACTCCTTGAACTCAGTCCCAATCTCCAGCCCGTTGTACAGCAATAGTTTCTCCTTTTTCGAAGCACGTTCCTTGTTTTCGTTGCAAAGATTGGTAATCTGGGTTCTCTTCGAATTAACCCATGCGTTAGGAATGATAATATGTATTTTAGCCGCCAGCGAATTACGAAGAAAGCTGTTAATATATACTGCATTTTCATTGGAACCCTTGATATAAGGCTGTGTACCCTCGTGTGTCTCATTCTCTCCATAGAAATTATCAATGGACTTCTCACGATGATGGGAAACAGCAGCGAACCTGTATCGCGATACATCCTGCATACGCAATTTAGGATAAATGCGCAAACTGGTACTGATTCCATTGATAAACTTACCAACAGCTATAGCCGTGAAATCCTTATAATAAACCATATCATAAGCCACATCCGTCCGGGTGGTGGCCAAAAGACAATCCTTATTCTCCATGGCTTCCAGACCAGCAACCGGCAACACACCCGGAACAATCCCTTTTCCTGCTGAAAACCGCCACTTTACAAAGAAATCGCGGAAATAATAATAGTTTTTGATGTTCTGTTTGGCAAACGCCCGGTATCCCTGCTCCATTCCATTCTGCTCCCAGCTTTCCAGCCATCTCTGTATACTAGGTTCCATAATCCAAGTTCTCTTGACCTTATTATCGACAAGTTCTGTCTTATAGACAGCCGGTCCGGAGCCATACAGCATATTGACCTGTTTGGTTATCAATCTTGGAAGCAGCCTGTTATGCTTGATATCGCTTGCTACTTCCTGGCATTTCAGATTGTTCCAGCCACGAGAAGCGATGTTATACCCTTTGACCGTAAGCCATCTCACCTGTCCTTCCAATGCCACCGGATTAACAGATATAGTACGGTTACGCTGTAAGGCATCCTGCATATTCCCTTCCCCTAGCTGGAAAGATATCACACTTCCGTCATTAACATACACGCCAAGGCATCCCTGTATCTCTATATTACTTTGTTGACTCATGATAACCAATCTATTTTATGTAGTTTAAATCCATCTTGCGGAAATCCCATATAGCGTATCAATATAGTGTAACACATACGGGGTTCTCCGTCCTTGTCGGTAAACAGGAAGAAGTTATCACTGTCCACACTGAAACGTTCATGAGGCAATTGGGTGCGCCATCTGCAACCGTCCTTTATTACGATCTTAGTGGATGCCTCATTACGTTGCAGGCTACATGGATAGAATGCTATGGTAAAGCATCCATCAGGCAGCTTGGATATCTCTTTGGCCCATTGCATGGCCTGTGTGCCCGACATCGTAACGTTATGATCTATTACCTCTTCCATGCTACGAATTTATTCGTTTTCCGATACAATAGAAAAGACGAAATTCCACAGACTGAATCATATTTTCACCCTATCACCCCCTGTGCCGCTCAATCCGAATTATCAGCGCGGCGTGGGGTCAATCGTCTCTTGAAAAAAGTTCAAAAACTTTTCAAAAAGTCAATCGTTTATCCATGATTCACATAATGCTTATTTAAATGTCAAACAGACACTTATATTAAATCAATTGAACTTATTATTTAAGCCAAATTTTAATTATAAGCTGAAATTATCCGGAATATCATCAGGAATGCTGGTCAATTCGTTAAGAACTGCATCCCCGTACAGGCCGTACATCAGATAAATGAATGCAGAAGGAATCTGCGTTGTCAGTCCAGCCTGACGGTGAAGCGGTATCTTAACCTCGCTACTCTTGTCCAGCTCTATACGTCCGTTGGTGCTCTTACGTGGTGAGAGAGGTATAGCACTACAGAGGTTAGGGCATTCATTTTCGTCAATAAAAACGTGAGGCAAAGCATTGCTTCTGTCACCAAACAAAAGCAACATCAGCTTGAACTGCTGCCAATGATAGATTGTGGCCTGTCCTTCGTTCATGAGCTGCACTTCGAACCCGTAACTTTCCAGTTCTCTCTTCAGTGCACGGCTGTCAGTCGTTATCTGTTCCAGTTCCTCCCTGCGTTTGTTACCGGCCCTGTCCGGATATAAAACAATACGTTTGTTCCGACAGTCACGCCCGAAAAACTCATAAACCTGTCTAGCAAGCTCCGGCTGCTCATCCGGATAGAAACAGAAGAACTCTTTCAACAGCCTGAATTCCTTCCCGTACTTTTTGGGTTGCCCACATACCAGGCTTGAGAAATGTCCGGGATCATACCCTATATACAGCGGAGCGCTCTTGTCGTAGTATTTCAAATAACGGGCAGTGATGATAAAGTGATCCTTCAGATCAAGCTTCATGATAGAATCATAAATATACCCGTCAGAGAATTGATGCTTTTCTTTATCATAATTTGCAAAGAACTTGTTAACCACAGACTTATGACGGACAGCACATATAGCAGTAAGAAATTCGTCCATATCCAATGTGTCAAGCTGAGTTTTAAAAAACTTAGGTCCCAATATGTCTTTATTGACAAATGAACTGGCCCGGATATACAATGTGGCGTTGCGCCGCATATCAGCCAAACGCGGTGTCCACATGGATATCTGTCTGTCATACTTTTTCAGTTCCAGGCGTATCTTTTCAAGCGTGACCGGGTTGGTGGTATTCTTCTGGGCGGTAAAAAGTTCCATTCTTTTATAAACCGCTTTGTTCACATGAACGGCTACTGTGGCTATTTCGGAAAGAAGCTGAGGATTGTTCTGATCCTCATATCGTTCAAACCAGTCGTCCTCATTCAAATCCACACGGGCAGTATCAGAAACCCCAGTCCATCCCTGGTAATACGGGCTTTTACGTATTTCCGCAGAAGATCCACGAAGAGAAGGAAACAGACGTGTCTTGAGTTTCTCTCCGTCATTGTGTTTCATTTCTTCTACAAAAGCATGAACACCACTTCTACCCGCCACTGAGTCCGGCTGGTCAGAACTTACCAGCTGGATATGATGACCGTTCCGGAACAGGATGCTATGCTTGGGATAAGAAATTGGATAACGCGGCTTCCGGAAATGCTCTGGAATCTTCGACTCTCCCGCAATATAGTCAATGCCATATTCCAGCATACAACGGGGACGGCCGTTAACCGTAATCTGCCTGGAAAAAGCAGCCTGAATGTTAGGCCATATATTGGTAAGCAACGCAACATAGGTACGATGCGCTAAAAATGACAACTCGGCCGGCATACTGTCTGCCACACGGACAATGCGGTTTACTGTAACCTCACTCGTCTTACCTGACGCACGTGCAGCTTCCACCACCACTTTGTTAGGGTCAAGAAGATTGACCATTACCTGCATGGAATTCATGTAGATACGTTCCATCTCCATTGAAAAATCATCATTGGATATATCGTTCTGACTCATGATTACTCTTCATTTAATATTTCCTCTACATCCTGAATATCGGCATCCCGCAACAAGCGTTTCTTTTCCCTCTTATCAATAGGAAGACCGTCGATAAGTTGGATATAAAACCCTTCGTTATGCTTACGCGCTATCTCTTTCAGTGATTTGCTTTCCAATCCCATATCTTCCGGACGGAGGTTAGGATCAATAATGAAAGTAATACCAAGATTGGTAGCAGCCTCTGCTATCTGGGCGGCACGAATCCGATGCTCGCTGGCTCTTTCGATACATGCAGCCATCGTTTTCATATCCCCCTTGGCCGCACATAACTGCGCCATGGATTCCAGCTTGTCCGCATAGTGATTCTCCCATACCTTCTCGCTGACATTGTTATCGACATTAAAATAATTAATGGCTTGATAGATACGTTCCTTGCAGGTACGTTCATCTAAAGCCAACTTCTGCTCCGCATTAATGCGCAGACGCAATTTCTTGGAAGCACGGGTTATATTCGGCTCATATTCATATATTTCTGCCGCCCATTGTATTTGTTTCAAAAATTTCTGCACATCTTCCGGAATGCCATTACACTTTCCGGTAGTGAGAAATCCTGAAATCATATCGGGATGTATCTTATCAAGACGCTCAAGTACGGTCATATTCCAAATAGCTCTTTACGCAAATCTTTAAAATAACGTTCATTCTTTCTCTCTTCAAGAAGCTCAATAGCATCAATGTCCCCGTTTTCCGCTTTCTTCGCCAGTTCCATATCAATATTCTTCTCTCCTTGAGCCAGTCCCGACTCATAGGTTTCGTAGAACACATCTCCCGGCAACGACAGCCGGACAGCCAATGCCATCTGCATATTTCGTGGCAACTCCAACAGGCGGCACACGCGCTCACGGCTATACCCCATAATGGCATAGGTGCGTACCCGTGGCAGATAATCATCGCTGACAATCACAATATCCTTATTCCCAGTCATAGCAAACAGCATATTAATACTGAAATACCGGCTATCATCCCTACCATGGTAAGGAACAGGGAAACAGCCATAAAATCAACCTTTAGTTTTTTCATTGAGTATGTCTCTAAACAAAGTTTCACGATCACGATACTTGCGTAACAAATTCCTGTCCTGTTTCCGTCGGGATTCACGTTCGGGATTTTTCAAATACGCTTCATAACGCCGTATACTGTCAAGCACATTGCGGTGTTTGCGGAGAAATTCCTGAGGATCCTTTTCAAGAATGGAAGCCAGCAAGGCACGTTCACTGCGCCCTGCTATAAGAGGATGAAGGAAACGGAAAGAACCGGTATCATTATAGGCTCTAAGTTCTGAGAAAGCCTGCAAATTACGGATGCGAAGACGTACAAGGGAAAATATATCATCTTTGGTAATATTGTCAGCATCCATACGTTCGTCTATCTGTTTCATCCGTTTCCAACTTACAACACGGTCATTATAGATAAGGGTGGCAGTCTGTACATTCTCATCATCAAGATTATCCCAGTCAATAGCGGGATATTCTTCATGCTTCTGTACTTTCCTTAAACCTCTTTTTTTTTCTCAAAGTCCAAAGATGTTTCCGCCTTTTCCGCACGAAATTCCGATTCCTCTACTCTTTCCTGCAATTCCTGCACCGTATCTTTCGTTTCTTTCAATTCGGCCGATTTCTCCTGCAATTCCTGCACCGTATCTTTCGTTTCTTTCAATTCGGCCGATTTCTCCTGCAA